GTTCATATTTACAGTTCTAGCACCTGCTAAAGTACCATTAGCTGAATATAAGGATGAAGCAGCTACCCATGAAGCATTTCCACTTCCATCTTTAGTAAGTACTTCATTAGTACTGGCACCACTTACAGCAGTTAATGCATCAATAGCTGCTTGTGCACTACTGGCTCCTGTTCCTCCATTTGCTATTGTTAAGTCTGTTCCTGACCAGTCTCCATTGTTTATTGCTAATGTTCCTCCTAATGTTGCAGTTCCAGATCCTGTAATAGGTCCTCCTGTTAAAGTAAGTCCATTTACTGTTCCTGTTGTCCCTACAGAAGATACTCCGGCACTAGCCTGAGTTACATTGCCAGCACTATCTTTCTTTTTCCAGACACCATCTGCACTATCTAGAAAGAGAGTATAAGTCCCTGTAGGGGGATTAGGGACATTTCCTGCTGGTATTTCTACTACTTGGAATAAACTCATGTTAATATTATTTCTCCGTTATTTACTAAAGTTGAATTAGATCCTAGTCTTAAAATACCATCTCCTATACACAATTGTCCTTCCAAATTTATAGTAAATGTTGAATCATTAAGCAATTCAAAATTTCTGTGGACATAGTATTCTTTAGAATCTTCTATTGTAATACTATCTGTAGAACTTATTTTATACTTATTTCCGGTACTTAAAGTTTCAACTCCAGGTTCCCCCTGTGGACCAGTTGCTCCTGTATCTCCCTTTTCTCCTGTAGCACCAGTAGCACCTGTTGCTCCTTTAGTTGAAGATAAAGTTTCTACATCCCTTTGTAGGCTTGTTACCGCAATATCCCTGCGGGATAATCTACCATTAGGTAATCCTATATATAAAGCTCCATCCAAAGTAGTATACTCTCTATTTGGAATAGCAGAAGCTTTTTGATGTATGGTTTTTATTTCAGATGTAGTGTATGCCATCACATATAATAATCTCCGGTAAAATCTTTATTTTTAATTAATTCTGCTAATTTTCTTTTATTACTCCTACTAGGTCTGAAACAATAAGCACTTTTATTTATACAATTAGACCTATAATTAGTGAAATACCATTTATATTGATATCCCTCACTATGCTCATTAGTAAAGTATATAAGTTTCTTTTGCTCTTTAGAACTAGAGTCTGATTCCCATAGTTCATTAGTCTTTTTCCAGTCTACACTTAAATTAGAAGTATCTAAGCTCCCATCTTCTCGTATTTTGATAGAAGGTTTATACTTAAGAATCCTTAATCCTCCTAATCGGGCAGGAATTAAAAATTCAAATGCTTTAGTTAAAATAAGATTTGATACTTCCTTATTAAACATATTTAAAATTTTCCCATGCTGGGAACTAGTTATTTTTAAAGAACTATTGTTTTTTACAAAGTATCTGTAGATATCTTTCCTTTTGTAATCTACTTTTATTGCTCTTGGGCCTCTTTTAGTCATCTTATTGTTGTCTAGGAGCTGGTTGTTCCAAGCCATCTGATTTAGCGTTATTAGTATTATCTCCCTGTTGTTCTGCTCTAGTAGCAATCAGGAGGTTGGATTTTAAAATTGCTTCTTTTAATGCTGGTAACATCCAAGTTTTAATTGGATAAGGATCATTATCAGTATAACAGGGAGTATTAGAATCACAATCATTAAACTCTCCAATAGTGGTAGGGTCTTCAAAAATTCCTCTGATACTTATATTACACATCTTATTGTATCTGGTATCCTTAGTATAGACAAAAATATAATCATCATGTAAAAAAGAAACTATGGATTTAAGATTAAAACGACCATTGCTTACCCAGGGAACTCTTGCATAGTCTATATAAGAAAAGGGCTTTCCCTTCTTGTTTACAGGTCCTACCCGAGTAATCCCTTCTTTTGAATGCAATTCTATAGTTTTAGGTATTTTCTTTTTTGTCCTTAATATATCACAGTCTAAATCTATCCCACAACAATCAGAAGCATCTACTGTTTCTAGTTCAGCACATAAAGTCTGAATTAAAGAGGGATCAATAGTCCTCTGTTTATTTAACTCATTTCTTATCCATAAAGCTCTTTGATTATTTATCCAAAACTTTATTTGTTTGAGTTCTATATCATTATCATCTGATAATTGTGGTTTGACTATAGTTAGAAGGTCAAATGCTATTTCATTTAAAGTTGCCATATTCAATAATACTAAACTATTTTTTAAACTTAAAGGTTATTCTTTTAGAAATTGTAACATTGTGTGTTTTATCTAATAATCCGTAACGGTAGGAATAAGAATATCCTTTCTTAGTATACATCCCTACTATTGGAGAAATATTAGCTTTTTCTAAATTTCCTCCTAATTCCCCACCAACGAATAAAAAACTCTTTTTCTTTTCTCCTATTAACTCGTTTTTTACGAATATAGAATCTCTTTTTATGATATATTGGGGGAATTTAGGAGTGTAGCTAAAGCTTTGGTCCAGTAAATCCCCGTCCACTGTAGAAACTATGGTCCCTTCAAGTAAACTATCATTAACCTCAGTTGTGTACTGATTAACGTTATCCCTTTTGATAGAATCTTTAGAGCTTTCTATGGGACGGGGTACTGGAGTTGCTTTTGGAATTTTTAAGGATATGTATCTTATTACTGTATCTGAAAACCTTATTGTATCTACTCTAGTAATTCTTACAGTATCTGTTTTAAAGCTAAGTGTATCTAGACCTTCCTGAGTTTTATTATTTTCTCCAAGATCATTACACTGTTGTAGGTATAAAATATAAAGGAGAAGGCCCCCTATTATAACCCACCATAGGCTTGTTTTGGAAACACTTCCCATATCCTTTAATTCTCTTTTTCAATCTATTATAGATCTTTTTTAATAACTCTCCTAGTTTTCCCATCTTATTCTGATCTTCTGTAACTATCTCCTCCAATAAACATAGTGGCCACTGTTAAAATGCCTGCTACTGAGGTTGTTGCTACACTTTCCATTACTCCTATATGAACACAATATAATGCTAGAAATCCTAAAAATGAAAGGGTTCCTATTGCTATTTTTAATCTCTTCTTTTTCATTAGTTAAAGATTTTATCCCAAAATTTAATAATTAGCCCCCACAAGACTCCTACTACTCCTAGTCCTCCTGCAGCTCGGGCTTTGAATTTTTTATCTGCTTCTATATATCTTTCAGCTTCATGAACTCTCTTAGCTAATCCGGTTACTCCTGCAGGCTTATCTCCAAGAACAGCAGTTTCTAATCTTTTTAGAAATTGCTTACATTCTTCTTGTCCCTTAAGGATCTCATCTATTTTATCTTCGGTATTCATTTCTAAAAATTAGAATAATTATTTTACTATGATACTACTAATATTCCTACTGCTTTTAAATGTTTTACAACATCATTAAGTGTATAAGCCTTAGTCCCAGAGTTACCTGTGAAAGTATCATTTGAATTTACATTAGTGCCTCCTACAGCGGCATATCCGGTAGTTTCCCCTATAGAACTAGGTTGTACTACAGGAGTTACATTCCAGAATCCTAGTTTTTGAGTAACTGCTGTTCCTATTTTTGTTCCTGTTCCGGTACCAACTTTAATATCTCCTGCGATAATGTCTAAAGCATATGCATTTCCTGCTCCCGCATTAGCAACATTTAAGTAAGCTCCTGTATTATCTTGAGAATTTGAAGAAGTAGCTATTAGATAGGCTCCATAGTTTTTTCTTGATGTATGTCCTAATTCTCCGTGGAATATAATATCAGCACTGGGAACATCTGTAGTATAAGCTCCCTTCTCAATAGCTATACAGATTCCATCATTTCCTATTCCTCCCCCATCTATTCTAGTACGATAGCCAAATTTATGATATGATCCAGCAACCCCATCTAAATTCATTTCTACCCCATAAGAGGCTCCTCCAGTTTCAGTGTGTTCTATATGAAGCATCCTACTAGCGGCACTTGAATCTCCGTCCAGTCTTATTAAATGAGAAGATTGTGCAGTATTACCTATTCCCAAGGTAGTTCCGTCTGTAGTAAGGACACTACTTGCCCCAAATGCTCCTGAATTATTGTACTGGAATTGGCTATTTACCCCTCCAGGAGTTACTGGTACTGTAGCTCGTGCAGTATTTCCTGTAGTATAGTAATTAGTTCCATTTGTATAAATAGTTAAAGATGAATAAGAAGAATCTATTGTAAAGCTAGTTGCTCCATCAATTGTTCCTCCGGCAGGAGTTATTACTATATCATTGGCAGTTGCATTTCCTGCATCTGAGATAGTAAGTACAAATCTTCCAGCACTTGCTAAAGAAGTAGGATTAGGCAAAGCAATTGCTACTGGAGAACTTGCAGTAGCAGTAAAGAACCATTTACTACCTCCATCAGCTTCCACAAAAGTTTTAGAAGTTGATGCAGATATATTTACAGAATAAAGCTCCTCATCTAGAACATCTCCTAGCGTAGAAGGAGTAATAGCAGTAGTAGCGTTTGTAAGAGCTTCCGCTTCTGCAGTACTTGATAATTCTACAATTCCTTTTTTAGTATTGGATGCTATACTTACCTTATCTTTGATAAACCAAGAACCTGACCCATTTGTAAATAAGACTACACTCTCTCCATCAGAAGTAATACTTACAGGTTCTGCAATTCCGTCTATTACATCTGTTCCACTACGGGCTATAGAGATAGGATTTGTACCTGCATTTAGTCCAGTATCTACTACAGTGTACTGACATCTTGTAGCTTCTGTTAATCCTGAAATAAGAGGTAAAGTTATATTAACAGTACCAGTAGTAGTATAATTTACAGCTATAATACCTTTTTCAGCTTCTACTAATGTTTTAGAGGCTGCTGCTACTATGGTTTGTTTATTTACTTCGTATTCTATCTTACTTGCTACATAGGCTGTAGTAGCTACTGCGGTAGTTTCTGCTGTATCCGCTGCAGTTACTCCTGTAGCTGCAGCATCTAAAGTTGCTCCGGTAGTATTAGCTTTTAAAGCAAGGGCAGCATCAAATTGTTGTTTAGTGATTGGGTGTAAAACATTTGTGGCATTACCGTTTAAAACTATATCTCCGGTCATAGTGCCTCCAGATTTTTCTAATTTACCTGATTGCAATGCTAGTATTTCAGTATTTGTACTAGCTATTTCTGTATTTAATGCCGCTGTTAAAGTGGCTAAAATTTCAGTACCTGTTGCTTTATAATCAGTACCCCCTTTATGTAAAGGATATTCTTCAGTTCCATCTAAAGATCCTGTAGCTGTTAATAAGGGTAGAGTATTAATTGTTGCCATGTTATTTTATTTTATTGGTCTTCACCAAAGAAGCCGTATTCTACAATTGTTCCTGTTGTGGTAGCATAAACTCTAAGAGTTTTATCTGCTATTGTGGGCATCCAAGCCCATTCTCCTCCTGCAAGTTTTAAAATTATAGGGTCCCCTGCAGTAGTATCATCATACACGTACAAATAATCAGTAGCAGTTTCATCTACATTTTTTACATATATGTAGCAAATTGCTGCAAAGTCATCTGCTGTGTAAATAGTTGTAGCTGTACCTCCTGCTGAAGTTGCTATTACTTTTGCCCTATTTATTCCCCCATGAGTGAGAGTTATAGTATTACTTACTGATAAATCTATCTTATCAGTTAATAAATCTGCACTTGTAAGTGTGAATTTTGATATTATTGATGCCATTTTTATTTATTTTAAGGGTTTGTACTATAATCTTCTGAATCATAGGGATTAGGATGTATATCTCCTAAAAGTTCTCCGTCATTAGTAGTCCAGTCTCCTCCTCCTAATTCTAAGGGAGCTACTATTTCAGGATCTGGTAAAGCAGCCGGTCTATATGTAGAACCTTTAGGTAGAAAACATAATCCAGTTATATCAGTCACATTATTAAAAAAGTTATCTAAATTTAGTTCAGTAAGACAATTATCCACTCCATCTTCTGTTTCTGTTGTAATAGGACTGTAACATTGCATAGCCTCTAAAGCTGCTACTATGTATTGAAAATTCATAGTAGTTTGTTGTGGTATTAGTTCTCCATAACAGATTTGATTAGCAAATTTCTGCATTTGGTGACATATCCACTTTGCCATGTAAGTACGTCTTACAAGTAAATCATTTGATGTATAGTAGGTTACTGCCATTATCTTATACTTAAATGATGAATATTTACGGCAGGATTAAATCCTGTTCCAGGGTCTGTAGGATCATATCCTGGAGGTCCGTCCCCTTTGCCATCCCCTTGACTTCCTCTTCCTCCTTTAGGAGAAGGGTCAAAAGAGTTATAATTTTTAGCCCCACTTACTGTAGAAGAATCTTCAGAAAATTTATCTACATCTGCTTGAGTCTTACTATCAGTTTTAGATTGTGCTTCTCTTTCTTCTTGAATTCTTTTATTTCTTTCTTCTGGAAATTCATTTCTACTTATTAAACCGTGTTTAGAAAGTACATTGTAAAATGAGTTTCTAGTGTCTTCTTTTGATTTTAGAATATTCTGCTTATAATTAACAGCTATTTCCCCGCTATACTGACTAGTTAATTGTTCTAATATCTGCCTTTCATGAGGTCCTGTCATACTAAGAGTAACAAATAATCCAAACATTTCAGGATTTGCAGGTACATTGGCAGGTATTATATTTAAATCTACTATCTGCATAGAGCCAAGGCTACCATCTCCAGAAACTGTTTCTGTTTTTGCAGCTACTACTATATCATCTATATCCCCAATGGCAGGTCCTAAATTTACTAGATGTAGTATTACATCAGTACTAGCAGTTTGCGTATTAGTACTCAGTGCCACTTTCACAGAGCTTATAGCCCCGGCTACATTAGAACCTGGCCAAATCACGTGTCCTACCAATTGTTTATCATAAACAGTGGATACAGTCCATCCGGTAGCTATATTTTTAGTAAAAGAAACTTCAGTAACTGCATAATTAGGAGGGCCTTGGTTTCCTTTTAAATTTGTAGATTGAGCTACCCAATTGCCTAGAGTGGAGGAATATATAAACCATTCCCCTGTAAGAGAATTTAAGTATCTATCTCCGGTCTGTAGTACATTACCTGTACTTGGAAAAGGTACATCTGCAGAATTTAATACATAATTCTTACCTACAAAAGAGGTAAGGGTACTAGGATGAACAATTCCTACAGCCCAAGGATTACCAGTAGGTCCATTAGGACCTGTAAATCCCTGATCTCCCGCCATTCCAATAGTATCATTAGAAATGCTTTTTGCGTTATCTGTACAGGTATAAACTTCTCCCATTATTCTCTTATTTCTGTAGCGTAAAATCTAGTTGAAGCATTAGTTACTGGGGCTAATGCTGTAGAAGCACTAATATAAAATATTTTAGCATCTGCAGGTAGATTTGAAAAGGTAGTTATTTCTTCTACTATATATGTAGAAGATACGGATTGTAAATCTTTACTAAAACTAGCTACAATCTCTTTGGTACCATTTTTCTTTATATAACCAAGTTCTACCTCTACAGTATTTACTTGAGATTTAGATAGCATACTAAATCCTATTCTCCAAGTCTTTGGAGTAAATGTTGCAGTACCTGGGAAAATAAAATAAGCAAGGTCTTCATGACTAGTATTAGAAATTTCTATATAGGGAAAAGAAGAACTTTGCAAGTTAATATCAATTTTATTACCTCCAGCAGGACCTGTTGGACCTTGAATACCTGGGCCTGCAGGACCTTGTGCTCCAGTATTTCCTATTAGGCCTTTAGGACCTTTATCTCCCTTAGGCAGAGTATAGTTATCTGTACAGAGTAGTTCTTTATTTGCCATTTTATATTAACATTTACAATTACAGTATTTATCTATGATCTTTAATATGTCTGCAAATTTAGAAGCATCTCCACAAGCAGCACAAGCTACGGCAGCCCTGTAATAGGTATAAGCTTCTAAAGCCCGGGCTAAATCTGTTCCATCACAATCACATAAATCTACATCTGCTAGTAATCCATATACACAGCATCTGGCTTTACCAGATATTAGTATAGTTTGATTGTTAATTACTGTAGTGGCTTCGTTAGGAGCTTCTATTTCATATTTGAAAGTCCAGGCACCATCAGCAAATTGAATATCTTGTCCCAAGCTTAAATCTTGAGATTTTATGCTAAACTCTTTAGTTTTATCCGTTGTAGGAAAAAAGGAGGAAAGTACTAATAAATCTAATGTTACTTCTGTTCCTCCTGGAGGAGTTACTTTTAGTAACGCAGAAGTGACATCTCCAGTAGTATCATTAGGAGTACCATAGCCCCCTGGATTATCATTTGCATCATATGCACCAGTAGTCTCATAGAACTTAAACTCCCGGGCATTATCACTTTGTAGGATATTAAAATCCACGAAAAGATTAGAAGGCATCTTCTGAGGTTATTAGGGATTAATAAAAAGTAATCAGGGGGAGAGTTTCCTCTCCCCTTGATTAGTACACTATCACTATACTGTTGTTACAGTAAGACCAGTTAGCTGTGCTAATACTGGCCAAACACCTTCAGTACCATTTGCCATGTAACTACCAACCACCATATCACCAGTTCCTGTAGCAGGAGATGCAATAGTTAGTTGTTTTGGAGATACATTTCCAGTAAATCCTACAACATGACTATCTTCCCACTGAATGGTAGTCAAATCATATGGTGCATCTGCAGATTCAGCTTTGCTAGCAAGAGGATAAATCCCAGGTTCTCCCATTCGGTGATATTCACCTTTGAAACCTTCCATGAAGAACTCTTGTTGTGAGATTTCTTCATAAGTACCACTTCCAGGATCAGCGTTAGCTTCTCTTACTTGGGTAGTAGTTCCAAAGTTAGTCAGAGATAATTCCCAACGAGCTTTCTTGTAAAACTCTTTCCCAATTACATTTGAAAGAGGTTTTCCAGTCATATAAACCCCACAGGCCACACCAGCAATTGCAGCAGCAGTTATATATCTTCCGGAAGCTTTGGCAATTGTAGTTGTAGCTTCTTGAAAGGGGTATTCCAGTACTAAACTGGCAGTTCCTGTTCCACTAATTGAAGCTACTTTATAAGCATGCTCTGTTAGTCCTACTCCTACTTTAATATAGTCTCCTGCGGCCATTGTTGTAATGGTACCCGCATTCGCAACTCCTGCAGCATCTGTAGACAATACTGTTTTACTTCCCTTAGTAAAAGTAAGGTGAGTATGAGTACCTGTCCATACTACTCCTGCATGATTAGCTAGGCATTTAAATCCAACATATTCTTCTGCTTCCTTAGAGAAGTTATTAACCGCAGATTTTGTTAATCCTGTTGCAATAGCTGCTTCATTAGTACTAGCTGCAGAATTGTATTGGAAATGCTTGATTTTACGACCATCAGTATTTGATGTCAGGTATTCCTGAACATAAATAGCTACCATATACAAAGTGCTTACTACATCATCAATAGAACCTGTAGTTCCATTAAATCCAATAGAGTCCTCTTGTTCAGTTGCTGCAGCACCTGCCTTTGTAGAAATTGCTTTCACATTAGCCTTTGTAATTATATCTGATACAAAGAAAGGCTTACTACTAGCACCTCCAATAACAATTCTAAATTGGGTGTCTGTATCAGAGGCATCTCTTCGTAACCCCGCCAATGAAAATACTCCTACTTCTCCCTCTGTAAGGCCAGAAATGGGTTCATCATTTGCAGGGGTCTGATCTGCTAAATCTTGACCTACAATTAGGTAATTTACGTTTCTTACTTGTTCTGTACTCATTTTATTTGGTTTTTATTTTGACAATTAGTTTAGTTTAGTTGTGGACTAATATTGAGATTCTTGTTTTTCTGTCTTTTCCAAAACCTCTAGTCCGGTTTAATTTTAAATATTATGTGGCAATCATGCCATGAGTTCTAAGTTTAGCTAAAAGACTTATATAACTAGCTCTTAAAGCGGTTACTTCATTTTCTAATAATGCAAGAGCAGCTGCAGTGGTATCTAAATCAGTAGCTGCATTTGATGTTACTGCTACTCCTCCTGAAGCATGTGCTGTATAATTTGTAATTGCCCCAGGATCTACTTCTGCAAGTTGTTGGGCTTTTAATACCTGAATACCTGAAATTCTTACAGTACCATCTTTTAAAAGTACTCCATCTACATTTACTCCATTATTTAGAGTACGTTCTCCTACTACATCTGTTTTTATTGGAGTAGCGTTTGAAAAAGTATTTATACCTGTCCAAGTTTGATCTTCTTCTAAGATACCTACAGTACCAGTTACTGCAGGTACTGTTACTGTTCCTAACAGTAATCCATCTTGTATTAGAAACCCGTCTATAGTCACCCCACTTCCCGCAGTATATTCTTGAACTATATCTGCAGCAAGGGTACCGGGAGTAGGTTGTAATAAGTTGTAGACATCTATCAATTCATTGAATTGTTTAGAAAAAACTACAAACCTGTCATCATCATATCCAGGTAAGTGATTAAAAGCTGTTACTTTTTTAGCCATTAGTTACGGTTTCTACTTTTGCTTTTTTAGATGAATTAGTTTTTTTTTCATTCTTTTTTTCTTCCCTTTCTCTTACTTTTTCTTTCCAATACTCACAGTCTTGAATAGCACCATGGGTTGCTTGTATGGAGGCAGTATTTTTTTGTATTGCAGCCTCAAATTGGTCTTTTAAACTCAGATATTTATCCAACTGAGCTTGTAAGTCTTTTTGTCTGTTTTCTATATCTTCAATAGTCATTATTCTGATGCTTGTTGCTCTAGTACTTTCAATTTATAAGTTCCAGGATCTGTTATCCCTGAAGCTATCCTAACTGCATTATCCACTATTTCCCCATGAACACTGTCATTCAATTCTGATGTAAGTCCTGCTACTATATCTATACTAGAAGGTACTTTAAGATACCTTACATGATAGGTATTAATAGTATAAGTTCCATCAGTTATTAGTTCATGTCTCTGTTTAGTGTTTGTAAGTCCCTGCGTTAAATCTCTACTGTAATCTAATCTCCAAATATGTGTAGTGTCTGGAGTTTTAAATGGGTTCATAAGATTTATAGAGTATTCATCATGCGTTATAGGCTTTACTGTTATTCTATTTCCATCTACACAAGAATCAGAAGATGCTATAGTAGCTTCTTCTCTGAGGGTATAGAGAAAATCTTCTTCCAAATCAAAGAATACTCCGTTAGGAGTCACTCCTGTTTGGTCAGAAGACCAATTTGCACTTGTAAGTTCTGAATTTCTTACTAGTTCTGACAAATCTTTTCTCCTTTTCTCTGTTTCCTCAAATCCTTCATAATACTGATTAGCTTTTTCTTGATACCTGTGTTTTACAAATTGTAACTGAGCTTTATTTAAAAATTCCGTTATTTCAGTGTCCTCATATCCAGGGGCAGCAAGATTTGTTACTTTATCATAAAGTATTAAAAACCGAGTTTTCATTTCTGCTGCCGTCATCTTTATTCAACTTTTTTAGAATTAGAATCTCCTTTAGATTTAGGTTTTCTACCTTTCTTAACCTCTGTTGTTTTTGTTTCTACTTCTTTTGTAGCAACAGGAGGTTTAGCTTTTACAGTAGAAGGCTTCTTAGTTCCGTAAGAATTCTCTATCCTGGCTTTTATTTTTATGACCTCTTCATTATGTAAAGGGTCTTTAATAAAGGCAATTACAGCATCCATACTTTCTCCTATGGATTTTCCTTCCGGAGTCTGGAATGTTAGTCCTGACCTGGTTAAAGCTTTTGCTTTTAAAGCATTGTACACTAAAACTTTATCATCATACTGAGTATCTCTGCATAATTCTAAAAACCCAGTTAAATCTCCTTGAATTATTTTTTCAATTTCTGCTGTAAGAAAATCTAAACTAGCATTAGGAGGAATAGACTTTCCTCTTGGTTTCTGAGTTAAATATACATTTAAGAAATTTTGCATTTTATCTGCAGAATTCATCATAGCTCCAAAAGCTTTGTAAGCTTCTGTTTTACTACTTGCAGCTTTGACTTTCTCGTCATTTTGGTATCCTTCTTCGACAATAGCAAACTTATAAGTACCTTTTCCAAACTTTTCCTCTGCTGAAGGTGCAATTATATCTTTATTAACAAGTAATACTCTCCAGCGGATATAATCTAAAGGTTCTGATAAATCCAATATTAATACATTCTTATCAAGTTTTACTCTAAAATCTGCCCAGTAATTCTTTTCTTTATTATAAATAGACAAATCATTTGCACCCAAAGCTAATCCAGAGGCAGGGCTTTCAAAGTAAGCTCTTTCCTCCGGAGTTAGTGGGTCAGTAAAAGCACCTGTAGTTTGATTCCTAGGAACTACTACAGAAAAATAAGAATGCTTAAATAAAAAGTTTGCCTCGTGGTCTGTTGATAACCACTTCCCTTTTCTCCTTACAGGGACTACTAATACCTTCTTATTACTAGGAAGAGTAAAAGTATTTTTTGTTGCTGTATTCTCCATTTTACAGTTTATTTATTAATTATTAATTATTAAGCTAAAATACTCGGGATAATTTGAGCAGTTCTAGATGGATCTTTAACCATAGTTGCACACATTGCCCATCGGTGTACTGTGTACCCGTCAGTGCTATGAGCTACTAAGTTACGATCTCCACTAGCTGAAAATGGGTTTCTTAAGCCTAATTCATAAGCCATTCCATCTTCTTGTCCCTTAGCGTATACTCTTCGGATATTAGGTTCTCCGTCAGAAGTACCAACATCCAAGATGTCATAACGATAAGATTCTGCTACACCACCATCAGGATGATAGATCTTATTCCTTTCTCTGTCATCATATAATGAATCAATAGAAAGATTGACCTTAATTCCCTGTGGTCCCATGTATTCTATGAATTGTCCTCCATATCCATAAGGCATTTTCGCACCTCCAGCACCACTTGCTTTATACATCCTAGACTCATTTCTGAGAGGAGTAAACAATTGAACATTGCTTTCAATTGCTTTATGAAACTGTACAGCTCCACGTTCTCCAGTTCTAAGAACAAACTCTCTTCGGTCACCTGGAAGTTTTCCTTCAGACAAGTCTAAAAGGATATCAATCAAGTAATCAATTGAGAAAGTGTTATAAAAGCTAGTATTAGAAGCTTCCATTTGCTGACGAATACCAGCACCTTGCTTCTTGATATGTCCAGATTTACCCATGTTTGCATAAGTACCATCAGCTTTCTTGTTGGCTTGAGCATACATTGTAATCCTGTTTTTTTCCATTCGGAACTGATGATCAAACTGGTAATCTTCATATTGAGTCCAAGTTTTATGAAGAGTTCCGTTTTCATCTTTCCAAGCAGTTGCAAAAGGACGGTTAATCATATTACCAGGAACAGTATGCTGCATTCTGATCATTGAGAAAGCATTTCGCATTTTAAATGGAGATACAAAGTTCACAAGACCGCCTTTCTTTGATAGAGTTTGTTCTACCAAAGACCAGTCTTTAGAAAATCGTTTTCCAGCTGCTAGATCCTCAAAAGGAACAAATAAATCTGGATCACCTGTAATAAGTTTTACACGGTAAACCCAGGAGTTTCCTTCTGGAGTTGGATCTGCTTGTACTTGCATGGAGTAAACTTCGTTCTTCTCTCCTACAATTACATTCTCATCTGAGAACCATTGTTCTCCGAAAACAAGATCAAACTCTGTAAAGTTAAGACCTGCAGTATCAGTTGCGGCTACTGGAGTTAAAGAACCTGCTATTCTTGCTTCCACAAGAGGAACATTCTTTTTTGCACTACCTATCAAATCCCATTCAAAGTCATCATCAGTCTCCAGGTACAGCGGGCTAAACTGGTCAAGATAAGTGTCTAAATCTAGCCCAAAATTAGTCTGGTGTATCCTAGTCATTAACTTAGATGCCATTTGTGGATTTGTCTGATAGATTTGCCCCAGGTGGTTCTTGGTTGTTAAACCAGACCAAGCTTGAGCTTCTGTCATTTGAAACGGTGAAATTTTTGGCATTGTTGTTGATTTTGGATTATTTAATTATGGCCCCTATAATTTACCAGACTTAAACATAGTCTGGAGACTACTAATTAATTCACTCTCAGAAGCACTCCCCGGAGCCGTTTTAGGAGTTCCACCAAGGTGGGTAGTATTAGAATCTAAAGTATTTTCTAAATCTTTCAATGCAGTACTTTTTGCACTTTTACTGATAGCTGAAAAATCTGTAAATGCTTTGGTAATATCAGCTAGATAAGTAACTGCCATATCAAATTTTAATGGATCTTTTTGCCGTAAAACCATTGTAAAAGGTATAGGATTACCTTCTGTATCTTTTCCGGCAATTTGTGTCATATTTTGATACAACTTGTCTCTTTCTATTTGTGTTAATGACTTTCCAGGAATAATTTCTTCAGTAGAATCTATTGTTGCCTGGATATGGCCCATTTTCTCTTTATGTTGAGCTTCAAAAACTTGTTGTTGTTTTGCGTAATGTTCTTTAACTTGTTTTTGATACTCCTTAGCTAGAACTTTTAATTCTTGAAGAGAATCAGTAGCTTCTGATTTTAATTTTCCAGAGTCTTCGTAAGTATCTAGTAGTCCAGTTATCTTTTTTTCAGAAAATCCTTTAGAAGTTAAAAAATCAGATACAAGTCTTTTTTGAAGAGATTCATCTTCTTCCAGTTGTTCCTCAGTAACATTATTATACTCAATCTCTTTAATAACTGATTTTTGTATATCCTGGTAAGGTATTCCTTCTGATACAGCTTTGGCAGCTTCTATTAATTCTGGAGGAAAAGATTGAATAAACCTATTATTGGCATATCCTATTTCTCTGCCTATTGCTTCCATCAAAGCTTCTATCTTATTGTCAGCTTTTCCAAATTCTTCTGAATTGAAATTCGGAAGAACGCCCTTTTCATGAAGAAGAGAGGCAAATGGAGTTACAGGAGAAGAATCTCCCTCATTGCTAGGGCTTGTGTCAATATCAGTATCTGATCCTGTATCTGTAGGAGTGCCTCGATCTTCTGGTTCTCCCTGAGGATTAGTACTAAGTTCTCCTACTTCTATGGTGTTATCCTCAGTAGGAGGTGTAGTTTCTGATGTAGGAGTTTCTGTAACTGTTTCCCCTGTACCCTCTGTCTCTCCCTCAGAAGTGGTATTAGAATCAGTTTCAGGAGCATTAATCTCCTCCATAGCTATCTCATCATCTGAAATGCTATCGTAACTTTGTGTAAATAATTCGTTATTTTGATCTTCCATTTGCTAGTTTATTTTACAATTATAGTTATTTAATAATTTTCTCCCAAATTTTTGTTATGCTTTCTAATATTAAAAATTAGTTTTCTATAGCTAAAACCTATTTAGAAACAGGTTTAGGTCTCATCTTTGCAATCCTTTCATTACTATCCCTATCTTTCTCCCCCTCAGAAGCAGTTAAATCTATCTTCTTATCTTCTAGTCCTACTTTCTTCCTTTCTATTTCTAACTTTTCTTCTTCTATTGCTGCTTTTAGTTCTAACTCCTTATTTTTAATTCGTTCTGTAGATGCTATCTTATCTACCTCTACTACATCAGGTATACCATCATTGTCTAAGTCTTTAGATTGTTTTTCTAATGCAGCTACTGCTCTAAGTCTTTCTATTTCCATCTTATGCTCATACTCTCTATCTAATTTTGCCATTGTTGTTCTTGTCCCTTAAGCTGCATTTCTATTTGCATCTTCTGTTGTTCCATTTGTTGCATTTGTTCCTGTGCATACTGGTCTCTTTGGGCCTTCTCTTTTTCAAATCTCTCAAGTTTCCTTCTTATATCAGACATTGATGGAGTTAAATGGATATCCATTAATTGAGAGAAGTTAATTTTATCATTTTGTAGCCCTGCTTGAGCAAGTTGTTTCATTGTATTTTCATTGTATTAAGTAGTTCTGTATCTGTAGAACTATCAGAAATAACCAGTCCGTAATCTGCTTCATTAAATTGTTCTCCGTCCATTGTTAGAATAGAAGTAGACATGTCATCTAATACATATTGAACTCTTTTATCTTTTTTATCTCTGAAAGCAAATTTTGCAGTTTCCAAAAGAAGCTCCAATGCTTTTTTCTTGACGTTATTATGAAGAGCAAACCATTTTTCTGTAATATGACTAGATTGTGTTACTGACCTTTCTACATTCCCTACAAGCTCTCTGTTTTCAATCTGACCTTGTCTTTGTTTAGTTACTCCTGCAATTTCTCCTAATTGCTGTTCAATAAACTGCAACATCATTATATTTTGCTGTATCTGATTACCCATGCTCATATCTAGAACAGGATTATTCTGTTGCATTTGACCAGCAAGTTTTCCTTGAGCTACCCCTTTCTTTGCTTCTTTAAAAGAGTCTTTAACTGCCCAACCCATAACTTCTGCATAATACATCCACTTATCTACGTCCCAGTGATCTGGTACTTGAGCTAAGTCTAAAGATGCTATTCTTCCCTTATCTTTTGCAAAAGCCAGTTCTGTTCTATACATAAATACATTGTACAGATACTGATAGGGCTTCATTCTGTCCATCAGAGACTTGGCTTTTGAAGAGTTTATATTGTAAGCCATTCCCGTGTATCCACTACTGCATTTAGATAAATTGGTCATAGATCTAAATTGAACAGGACGGGGTCTTATTTTAACATATATGCTTTTACCAATCCTGGTCCCTTCCCACCATTGATTAATCCACATCCACTTGACAGTTTCTCCTTCTTCTTTTTTTACTTTATAATCTTCCATGACCAAGTCTTCTTGTTCTAACCCAGCCTCATCATAATAAGTGCGTTTGCCTACTTTCTTAAAGGATTTCCATACTACTCTCATAACCCTTATATTTCCAGCATTATCCCAGTATTCTCCATAAGGCTTACTATGGAAATTATCTGTATCTATTATTCCATCAATGGTTATTGAATTTTCTCTTTTTCCGATATTTATCATACCATCAGATTCTGTACTTGATAATCCTCGATCAATTTCTTTTACCTCAGATTCTTTTAGCCAGTCATAATACCTATCCATTACATTTCCAGGAGAATGGTATCCATCTTCTATTATAATATCAGCATCATCAATAAAAGGACTTTCTCCTGATCTCACAGTATGAACATTTAAAGGATTACACCTTCTTAACTCAGGCTCTCCCCCTATAATATCCGTACAATAGATTTCTTCTCCTGCTATTAAAGCATCTTCAAATCCCCTGGAAAAAAGATCTTTTAGATTCAGGTACTTGAATAAATAATTAAGAATATGAGAAGCTGCTCTTTCTCTTATATCCTGAAATTCATAATTTAGATAGTTTTGTAGATTAGCAAGTTCTTCTTCTAGTTTTTGTAATTTCTGTTGTTGATTAGGATCTAAATTGGGGGGCTGTGGTTGTTGTGGTGGTTGTTGTTGTCCCTGCTCCTGGCCTTGTTGCTGTTGCATTTGCATTTGTTGTTCTTGCATTTGCTGCATTTGCTGCATCTGTTGTTGGAGCTGGGCTCCTTCAGGATTATCTTGAAATATCTTAGCTTTTAAAAATTCAAGAATCTTTTCTGCCTTTTCCTGTTCTTTCTGAGATACCGCATCATCATTTACTACTCTTACATGCCAATCAAACTTTCTTTTTCTCTCTTCTCCTACTAATAAATCTACTTTTGGATTAGCAATAGGGTAGTTTTGCATTTTTGCGGGAAAATTAGCTTCTTTTATTCCCATTGGATTACAAACGGTTTCCAGATCTGAAGTATCTAGAATATCATTAGCCAAATTGTAATTTATAAGTTTATTCTTGTAACTTTCCCGGATACCGTCATGTCTAAAAATAGCTAAATCTTCTGCGGCTTCTATGCAATCTTTAGCCCACTGCTTAGTTTTCTTAGAATCTGATAATTTTTGAGTGGGGAAATGAAGGGTGCTGGTTTCTCCCATAGTTTTTAGTTTAATTTACAATAATAATTTAAAAAAGTGACATATCTTTGTTATCTGTTTCAATAGTTTCTTTTCCATAGCTATTATGAATAGTAACTTGGACATCTCTTTTGAATCCTCTATTCCAAAAAGAATCTGATTCTAATCCCCTTTCTGTTTCTTCAAATACTACGGATTGTTGTTCTCTATCAGCTCTTAATATCATTAACATACCCATTGCAGATACCCGGTCAGCATTCACATCTTCATTCCAAGCAATTGCTTCTTTAATATAACCTATGGATCTTATCTTATGAAGATTTAAGTATTCTTTTTCTTCTTCTTCTTCTGATTGAGCATATGCTTTTTGTACCATCCAAGTAGCTTGTAAGCGTCTTCCCCATTGATTAAGTTTTTTACTTGAATTACATCCTTTAGACTTATTGCCTATTCTAGAGATAGTGCCCATGTCCATATCCCTAATTATTTCTGGGGTATCACATAGGAGATGTAAGCAGTTCTTATTTTTAAAATAAGCATATAATCCCTTTTTATCATTTTCATAATTAGCCCTGGCATTATAAAAGAGAAGCATTCTTCGTGCTTTTTCATAGCAGTCTTCTACATTAAAAGTCCTACCTGTGTATTCTGCTACTATCCTATCTGTTAAAGTATTAAGTATGAAAATAGAAAATAAAGAGTTTGTACTAGAATCATCATCATCTATGGGGTCAATACCTGCAATATAAAGTCCTGAAGGAGTATTTCCAGAACCATCCACGTAGGGCATTTCAATTATTTCTATAGCTCCTTGTTTTCCTTTGTTATCTTTAAAGGGATAATCTCTTACCGGAGTTATAGAACTATCTACTTCCCATTTTACTATTCCGTCTTTTAATCCTAATCTTCCTACCCAATGAGGAGAAACAAATTGATTTTTCTTAGGCATTATATCTGAAAGAAAATCCTTAAGGTCTGCCACCGGAAATACAGATCCTTCTCTTCGCATAATTGCTTCTTGGGGGGTAATAGGTCTTTCTGCTTTTTCCTGGATTAAAGTATTGGGATCAATTGCTTCTCTTTTAATTATTACTCTTTCCTCAAGAATCTCAATTAAAGCTTTTATTACATCTGAATTGCCGTCTTTATCATAGCATGCTTTTCTATTTAAATACTCTGGAAAGAAAAATCCACAATTAGTTTTTCCAAAAGTATTTCTATCAAATATATTGGGTAATGCTTTTATATTGTATCCCCGGGGAGCATAGAATAATTCTTCAGCTCCTGCAAAGTTAGCTCCTTCAGTACCACCAGTACCATAAGCAATCATGGTCCCAAAAGCAAATCTTCCATCTTCTACTGAAGGCCTTGCAATATTCCAGGCTTTTAGGATACAGGGGAACTTTCCCATTTCTTCCCAAATGATATAAGCTCCCCTTTTACCCCTCGCCTTATCAGCGTCATTCTTGAGTGTAACTCCCATTACCTCATTCTTCGTACCAAGTTCTGCATTAGATTCCGGGTCTTTGTATCCCATCTTCCAGTGCATTTCATTCCAAGAATCTTTAAGATCTCTTGTTTTAGGCCACGGTGTATACTTTCCACAATGGTCTACTATGTCAATATATTTATTAAGTACTCCGTCTTTTGTTAGATATTCTTTTTCATCAGCAATGGCAAATGATTTTACCCCAGTATTAGACCTAGCTGTAGCTCCTACTACAAAATGTTTTCCCATTCCGCTACCTCCTTTAAAGGAAAATCCTTTACCCCTAGATTTTAAAACAGATCCGTGTTTTCCATTATTCTTGGCATTTTCTATATAGTGATAGTAATAGTAATCTCCATCATAAAAGTCTGGAAAATCAAATACTCTTTCTGCTCTTTTTTGTCCTTCTGTTATTTCTGTTTTGTAAATTGGAGAGTAATTCAGGTAGAAATAATAATCCCCTGGAATCCATTCTCCATCTGTTTCCCTTACACAGCCCTCTCTGCATTTTCTTACTTCTTCTTTCCAGAACTTGTAGTATTGGGATTGGGGGTGTTTGTTGGGATATAACTTAGTGTAGCATTCATGTTGCTGGAAATGTATTGCGGCACTTCTGAAGAAATCCATGTTTTCCAGAATGTGAGGCCTGTGGAGCTCTGGGATGATTTTTCCTTCTTTGTTTCTTTCCTTGTCTTTGGCATATATTCTATCTTTGTGTGTTAATATTTTTATAAATTCAACAGTCTCCAGACAGTCCAATAATTCATTTCTCAATTCTCGGTCCATCTTTTCCCACTGTTCTTCTGTGAGAGGAGTCTGTATTTTGTTGAATTCTAACATTTAAATTCCATCTTCAAATAGTGCCTTTTCTTTTCCTCCCCGCATGGTGTCTTCTTTTTGTTGAATTTGCTTTTTAACCTGAGTCTCTAGTTCAAATAAAGATTCTGTTACCTTATGTAGCTGACCTAAAGAATCAATTACTTTTTTTACATCATGTTTAGGTCTTCCTCCTACCTCTTCACTCATATCTATTTCCCTTAAAAAAGTTCTTACACTTTGTATTGCACATCGAGCATCTTCTAAAAGAAGGGTAGCATGAGTTTCTTGCCTGCTTTTATAAAAATCACAGGCATCTTCAAAAATTTTATCAGGTTCCCATTTAGGGTCCATTCCTACTATTACAGATTTTATCAGGGATAGTTTCTCTTCTTTATCTAACATTTCAGAGAAATCTGATTTATAATCCACATAAAAATATAAAGCTGCCAGTTCAGCAATTGCTTTTAATTTTCCCTTTGTTTTATCTCTGTCCCATAATACTCTGAATGGTTTTAACACCAGAGCTTGAGGAGAAAATGCTACCTGATCATTTTTTATTTCAAATACTTCCATCTTCTTTTTTTATCGCAAAGGAAACTTGAACTCCTGATATAGACCACTGATTATGCATGAATTCTTGATTATTTCGTATTCCAGCATAAGAACCTTCTGCCCTTAAGTCTTGTTCTAATTGTTTGTAATCAGGATTTGAAAGCTCTACTTTCATAGGAGTTCCCCTATCAAAAGTATGCTGGGAGTTTGTTCTAGCAGTTTCAGAGATATCTCTCTCAAGAGTCTCTAAGTTTTTATACACATCAATTTCTAATGTAAGTGCCATAATTATAATTTTAAGTTATTTTTTTTAGCCTTGGTTTGAAATTCTTCTACTTTTCTCCCAGTCTTTTCTACTGAAATAGGGTCTCCTTCTAATTTATGTGCAGTATCTGGTTTTTTGTCAAATGCTACATCAATCTGATGTTCTTTTACTAACCCATAAGGAACCTCATCTATTGTAAGTATACTAAAATTATTGACATTTATTGCTATAAAATTCCCAGCTCTTACTGTTTTACAGTCTGGCCCTACTGCTACCACCTGAGGAAATTGATTAATACGAGTTTCTTTGTCTCTTTGTAATTCCTGACTAAAAGATATCTCAGATTTAGGCAGTGTTTTCCATTCAAATAGTACATTTGAAATTGTAAGTTTAAAGTTCTTTATATCCATTTGCTTTAGTTATTTGTTTTGATTTAATTCTTCCATTAATTGCATTGCTTTTTGTGGAGTTAATGTTCCCCAAGCAGAGGAATTCCATACCATAACTCCTTTCTTTTTCTTTTTTTCTTGTTCTTTGTTAAGCTTCCTTCTAACATAGTATTCATCCCTAGTCTCGAACTCTAGTCTGGCAGCATTATAAGTTTGAAATACTCTTAAAATCTTTTTCTCCTGTGTTTCCTTATCGTATAAAGGAATAATATAGAACTTTATCCCACTTTCATGGGTTTGTAATTCTATTTCACTTCTTTCCTCTTTTGTATTTTCTGGCATAATTCCTTAACATTTTTTCTCTTAGTGCAAATTTACCTAAATGAGTTAATTGTATTGTTTTAAAAGTTTTAGGATATCCTTTTTTTCCTTCCGCCATTATTGCTCTAACAAAATAGAATTGGGATTCCACTATTTTTTTTACAGTTTCTACAGGAAGATTTTCTTTTAAAGCAATTTCTTTAATTATTTTAAATTCCGTTGGACCCACTATTATTCATTTTAAAGTTGAATTTTAAAGAGAAACTTTCCTGGGGACTAACTAAGAAGTTTTTTAAAACTTCGTTCTCAACTATTATTCTTTTTTTTCTTAGTGCTGAAAGATTATTATTTAGACTAGCCTCAGATAACTTAAGTTTAGTTCTAATATCTGATTTAGTGTCGTAATCAAATATTAGTTTCCACCTATGCTTATAGGGAATCTCTTTTAATCTGTTATTATGGTACAGTAACTCTGCTAGTACATCTAGCTCTTTCCCTCTTAGCTTTATAATAGGGTTTAGTATTTCCAGGTATTGTCTATAGAATTTATTTTCACTAGTGGCAATAGTAACTTTCTTCTCCATGTAATGTTATTTGTTAGCAAATGTATACATTACATGTTATAACACCAAATATTATTTAGTTATAATTCCTGGATCAGCTCTTCTTCCTCAAAAGCAACTTCAAGTACTTCCCTATGAACAGGTCTGTCAAAATGAAAATAAATTTTACCGGTATTGTCATCATAATACTTGCAAGTAAGATGATTATTAGGAGGCATGTCTATACTGGACAGTTCACAAGTAGCTTTTTTCAGAAATTGATCATAGGGATAATCTCCCACTAAATTTTTATTTATGGTAAGTATTATGCCTACTATATTATTTTTCTTCCTCACTTACTTTAAGGTTTAACAATTTTTAAAGTATCTAACTTGGTATCTCTTATATCTATATGACACCAGCTTGGTGCATAATTTCCATCCTCAATTGTGGTCAGTCCTGCCTTACTGTAAATATCATAATTATTAATTATATCTTCTCTTACCTCATCTGCTAACATTCCTTTTACTTTTAGGTCAATCGCTCTCCCAAAACGGTGTTGCGATAATGATGCCCCTACGGTGCATGGAGGTGGTCTGAATCCACTGTATTGAAATTGTCCTCCGGCATGCCAGTTGTTTATAGTACATGACTTACCTAATCTATCTCGTATGAATTGAGCAAGAGTAACCATTCTAGGATCAATAAACCATATACTTTGTTCCCCAAATCTTTTAAAAGTACTTGGGTCAATAAATTCTTCTAGCCTGAAATTAGTTGTTAGCATCTTTCTTATGTTTTTTCTTAGGTTTAAGTTTTACAATATCTCCTTCTTTTATTTCAATATCAGTTAGTATTTCATCTTCTGGAACAATAACAATACTACGATTTTTTGTATGTTCTAGATGATACTTTACAGGCTCTCCTGTTTCATCAAAATCATCTTGATAGAGCTCTTGTATTACCTCATATTTAGGACTACACCCTACTATTAATATTAGTACCAATAAATACTTCATTTTTTATTCCTCCTTCTGGCTTCCCTTTTACTTAATCTAACAGTATCTGTTATAAAGACAATTATAGTATCATGTATATATGTATGACTATAAATAGTTTCTTCTTGTACTACACGTTTCTTCTGATAAATAACTGTGTCTTTAAATATCACTCTCTCTCTAATTTGTGCTTCCACTTGTTCCCTATTGATAAGCTGGTCCTTATAAGCAATCATTTCTCTACTCAATGAGTCTTGAGTTAATTTATAGTGAGCTTGTTCTATGTAATGGTGCTTAATGGCACTATCACCCAGACTGAATAAAGAATCGTAATTTACCGGGGTATATCCTATATCTCCTGACTCTTGGGGACATCCGGTAAGTAAGAATATAACTAAAATAACTTTCCCCACGATAAATAAAGATATAAGTAACTTTTTCATTCTTTACCTATGGATTTAGCCAAATCTATGTATTTGTTTTGTAGTTCTTTGTTCTCTGCCCTTAACATTTCAATCTCATTGAGAAAATACTTTTCTTGTTTTACCATCATCTCCCGAAGGTCAATATAAAGATATATCATCCCTGCCATAGCCAGTACAGCCACCGTACTAATGGGGTTCTTTGTAAACTCTTTTATGGCTACGGGCAATGTCATTATTCAGGAGGATTCCATTCTGGTGTTGCCATTAAAGTAAGGGCTTCGCTGTGGCTTAATAATTCGCTTTTAGATTCTGAAGGTATTGCCAATACTGATGGAGGGGTATTCACTCCTTCTGACCACTTGATGATAAACTCTGAATTATCTAAGGAATAACGCAAAGTGTCTTTTCCTTCAATGATATTTTCTGCTCCCCAGCTGATATTGTCCTTCTGATCTGTGTCTATAACTACGTATGTCTTATGATTGCTCATTGTATTTGGTTTTATGGGGTGTCCTCCACCCTCGAATCCTCCCCCATATTAATTGAATCACCTTGATTTTCATTACTTGGGGCATCTGTTGTCCTATCGTCAATAGCCATATTTGCACTTGTGCCATTATTGGAGTTTGAACTATCATCTGGAATAGTCCAATTAGTTGAAAAGGTTGCACCTTCTCCCATTAAAAAATATGCAACAAGGTCTGAATCGGCACTTAAATCTGTGGGTACTCCTGAATTATAAATAGTTGCTATACTTCCTGACTTATCTGCATCAAATATAGCCACATCATCAATCTCGCCTTCCCAATTATAAACTGTTCCGGCAGGGGTGCCACCTCCTGATGCTCCAATGAACGGATTCATTGCTGATGTCCTTAGTCCTGTGCTATCTGCTGTAGCAGTTGCTACAGGAGTGCCACCATCAATGTATAGTTTTATGCCATCAGTATCTGATGTACCATCATAGGTGCCCATAACGTGATGCCATTCCCCGTCTTGAATCTGTGAATCTGATGGTGAGGTGCAATTTTTTGAGGTTCCATCAGCATTCCATATCTGAAATATCAACGAATTATAAACACAAATAAAGTTCCAATTTCTCTTAGGCTCCGTTCCCTCATCCTCACAGATTGGTACTGGTCCAATGGTGGTGCTGCCTGATGGCATCTTGCACCAGAAGGAAATAGTAATAGCTCCACTTATGCCTAATGATGTATTCGCTGCTCCAACCTGTACCCTTTCATCTACTCCATCAAATGAAAAACTGTAATTACTAAAATTCCCTACTTTCATCTCATTAGGAATCTGCCAGATACTATTGAAATATAATGCTTTGGTGCTATCTCCCATTCTGTACCATACTTCAGGAGCCACTTCAAAACTGCTCAAATCTGTGGGCGAACCAGAATGATACAGGTCAGTAACTTGTGCTGCTGATAACCCTGTTCCGTTCCATATAGCTACCTCATCAATTAGGCAGTCAGCCATAAAAGTACCATTTGCCCTACCCCCTATCCACACCTCGTCTGTACTTGTCCTGATAGTACCATCATAAGCTACGGGTGTTCCAACAGATACACCATTCACATACATCCTTATAAAACTACCATCTGCCACTCCAACAAAATGAAACCAATCAGATACAGGGGCAGCACCCAAATTTATAATCTGTTTCCAAGATCCATCACTCTGATAAATAGCAAAATATAAAGAACCGGGAGTAGTTGCCACATCCTGATTCAATAAAAAGCTACCAGCAGTATTAATCTGACTGACAAAAGTTTCATAATTTACCCAAGTATTCACCTTAATCCAAGCAGATACAGTAATCTCATCTGTGAATGAAAAATTATTCCCACAGTTCAAACTTTCATTCACTCCGTCAAAATCAAGTGAGTAGGTATTAGGAAAGGCATCTCCCCCAGGTACAGGACCTGGAATACCTGTAGCATAACTTTTTATATAGGCTTCTAGTGCTCTATTTGTTCTAATATGGCCCATACTTGTTAAGTGTATTAGTTTCCTATATAAGTAACACCTTCTCCGTTAGTTGTAACATCCAGGTATACTCTATTTAAATTCCCTGCTGGAATAAATATCTGTTCCCCAGCTGCTAATTGAAATCCATCAGTAGAACTAACTCCGCTGGTACCTATAAAAACCACATTAGTATTAGTAGAAAGGGCCTTCACAGTTACTCCTATTTTTAAACTCCCTTCTCCTATAATAGCTTCATTTCCGGCAGTAGCAATAGTTGTCTTCCCATTAACTACAGTAGAAGGATTATTTACATTATTACCAATTTCTCTTAGTAACTCTTTATTTGTTCCGACTATGGGCATGATTTTTGTATTTTTAAATTATCTTTTAAATAGGTGAATTATTCAAAAGTATCATTTTTTTTCTAAAAACACTTGACAATCTCAGTTTTTTTTAGTAACTTTGCGTAAAACCTATAGCTTTTATCACTAACTCACTCCCTAATAGGTACTAGCCTTTTCTTAGGGAATGGTGTTTTAAAAAGAGGCAAACCTTTTCTTTAGCATTTAATGGAAGATAAAATATACATAGGAGGCGGAAATAACAACAACAATGATCACTACTCTCTTATAGCTTCCATAATCATTATTCTTTTCCTGGTCCTATCTGTCCTTTAAATTTTTTATAAAATTTTTTTGAGATGTCGTGAGGGAGGAGGCCCAATGCAATACCCACCCCTGCAGTGTGAATGGGGAACATCCCCCCGGTAAATCTAACGCTAATATAACAAACCATCATTAATGTTTGGCAATGTGAATTGCTTTAACAACAGCGATTGGAGCCTGTGGCAAAATGACTGCAAATGTCCAATGCTGTTGTTATTATTAATGTTAGTGTCAATGAGATAGGCGACAGGGAGCCCCAGCTACTGCACTATGATGGTGTACTAGTAGCTGTGATATGTCCCACTATGGGGAAGGATACAATCCTCTACAACTAAGTACTCATTGGTATTAACATTAACAACAAAGATTTGCAGGGCATACTTAAGTAGGCACTAACCACGCTGAATGCTAAGGCATTGCTATAGCTACTGCAGGCTTCGTAATCCACTCTTTGAGTGTCCCATTAGCCTACGGGAATTAAAGGATTATATGAAACAAACCTTCATTAATAATTGGAATGCTAGCATCAGTATAGTAACTGAACTATATTGTAACGCAATGCATTTATTATGTAAGTCCCGTCACTATGGGCAAAGAGAGCATAGCTAGTAGCTATGTTCTCTTTTCTTTATTATAACCCTTAAACAATTAAATCATGGAATCAATTAAAAGAGAAGATATCCAACTAATACATGCTAAGCTTACTGTTATGGTAAGAAGAACATGCCAAGTTACCAGTAAGCTACATGCTTTTGAGGTACAAATCCAGGACTATCTTAACTGGGCAGGCGGGAAACAACTAATCCAAGATGCATTTCCTTACCTTACTCAGGAACAGCGGGAAATCCTTAAAACAGGCTTTACCAATGCTGAATGGGAATTAGTCTTTCCAGAAGAAGAAGATGAATAATCTTCTTCTTCTTTCTGTTTTTAACAGACCTTCACTAATATTGGATATAAACCAAACTTATTTTTATCAATTATGAATATACTAGAAAAAATATCCTATCATAGTTTTAAAGCCTTTTGGGCATTATTCACAAATAACATTTTTATAACCCTAGTTATAATATATTACATAGCAGTAATGAGCTATGCAATATATCTTAACTTCTACCTATCTCCCTTAATGAACTATTAAGGGAGTTAGGTACCTAACCTCAATCTGTTTTTAACAGACCATCATTAATAATTGGTAATTAAATAACATTAACAGTTAATTCTGGGGAGGAGCCTGCCGTGATGGGAAACTCTGCTGAAATATGCATCCTTTTGTTATTTTTTACCATTATGAATATAACCCTTTAATATTACTAATTATGAGAGATTCATTTGTTTTTAAACTAATTCTTAGTGTAATTGGATTATGTATAACGGTCTCTATTACAGTAGAACTGTACTTAACCATCTTTGGAACTAATCCAGTATTTCCAGTAATAGGCATAGTTACTATTATGGCAATAGTCTTCTGGTTTATAGTAATCCGTTACTCTAAACCATAAAGCATTCAAAACTTTTAAACTAATTGACTCCCTTCCAGTTGACAGCGGTTGGGTTTTAAAAGTAAGGGTTTGTACCTTGCTACCTCTGCAGGGGTAGTATGGTACATACTCTAATAACATTAACCTTCATTAGGTTTGGAATATTAACCCTTTAAATTAATAATTATGGACAATATAAATGAAAATGGAGTACAGGAACCCATCAATCTTGTAAAAGATATTCCTGAAGATAGGGAAACAGCTATCATTGACCTTGTTACCTTACAACGATTAGCACATAATCTTGCAGGGGCAGGTATAGAAGACATCGTCAAGAATTTTGTTAACAAATTGACTGCTTTTTATATTGCGGATAGAACCCAAGTAGGAAATAATATGGAAAAGTATATAAAGCTTCTTGACGATGAAAGTGCTTTTCACAAAACCGTTGATGCTATTATTGAGTATGGGAATGTAAATACACAATGTGATAGGGATGGAAATGAGTTAGATGAGTTATGTGAAGCTATGCATAAAGATGGTAAGACGTGATATAAGTAATGCCCTGCTACCTCCTAATTAAGGGGGTAGTATGGGACATACTAAGATTGATTTAAGAATTTCCTCCCCCATAACATAACCTTCATTAAATTATGGACCAATAGGTCCAATGGCACCTGAAAGAGTATTGATTTCCTACGGGAGATTTTACGCTCTGCCATTAACACAAATGTTAAAGGTTTCAGGTCTTTTATCTACCAGCCGTATTCTTTTTTGTGTAAAAAGAACGTTAATGCCCTAGGATTTGGCAAAATCCTTTCTGACGTTTTTTTATGGGGGAGCATCCCTATAAACGCAAAAAGGAAAACGGGGGTTTCCTATTCATTTTTCATTCACATTGAGTAAATGAAAAATGATAAAAGGAAAAAGAAAAAGAAGGGTTTGGGAAAAGAAAGAAGGAAGGAGAAAAGAAAAGGGATTGCCCCCATAACGGACCTTCATTAAATCTTGCGATAGTATAAATACTATCGCTTAATTAATTTTTTTCTAATTTAAAACAACTGATATGACTGAAACAAAGAACATATTGTCAATGTTGGAGGGTACTGGACGTGCCCACGACGAAAAAAATGAATACACGACTGCAAGTGTAAAAGTTTCCCATTTGGGAGAACCGAAGGAATATACTTCCAAAGCGGGAAAAAAGACTGTTCGTAGAGCTTTTATCCTGCAGGGTACTGGGGAAACTTATTACACCTTTGCAGATAACATCAAAAATGCCCCTGAATTTATTAGTGGCGTTGCAGATGCTACCTTGACCATAGCACCCAATAACTACACGGATGCTAACGGCAATCAGGTGCAAAGTTTTGATGTTAAAAAACTGGAGTTCCATACTGCAAAAGGCTTGAGCAAAGCACAGCTTGACCTCATAGCACAGTCCAAAGTGGCACTCTTCTACTCTGATAAACCAGCAGAGTAGTTAGAACTCCAATTTACTACCACAGCTTCCTCTCCTCTCTGGAGGGGGGCTATGGGTAGTACAAGTAGTTGAGGTAGTTAGAGTAGTTTCCGTAGATAGGTATTTAAATCCCTTTTCTAAATCACCTTTGGGAACTTCCTTGTGTCCTAACAAACCCACCCTACTTACACCATTATTTTCCAACATTACCTTTTTATCCTATATTTGTAATATATAGCTAAAAGAGGTAGTAACCAACTGATAGTAATTAACACCTAAAACTACATATTATGAGACATTATGTTAAAGGAGTAGGTCTTGGTCAGCCTACTTTCCAATTAAATCAGACCAGTTTCAAAATCAAATTACCTAAATACTTTTCAAATAACCCTGCTTGCAAACTAATTGCAGAAAAGGCACTTCCTACTATCAGTTTACATACTGATTTCATTTATAAAACAGAGGAATTACCAGCAAGAGGGGATGATAACTACTTGTACATAGAGTGGAATAAGTACTATTACAAGGAGCAAATTGTTAACAAGGCAAAATCTACAGCGAAAGATTTCCACTATGATACTGCACATTTTGTACAGTATTCTTTCAAGGGTTTTGTAAGAGAGGCAAAATACCCAAGAGATAGATATGAATCTAAATTTGGGTATGAACTGCGTAATAGTGAGGAACCTCTTCCCGAGGGACTTGTTATTAAATTAGCAACGGAGGCAAGACAACAAGCTTACAAAGTAATTCAAGAGTGTAAGCCTCCTGCTAAAAATAGTGAACCCTTGACAAAAAGCACCAAGGAAACTATTTATGATGTCTTAAGTGCTAAACCACTTGAGGAAATGGATTTTCCATTTTAATTTTAACTTATGGTACGGACAAATGGTTGTGAATCTACTGTTCATCAAGACTGCGGTCTTAGTGCGGTACTTCACGTAATTAGGAATAATAGGGATAAAACCCGAACACCTACCCATTTAGTCATACCTCTTTATTAACCTGAATCTTTAACATCAAAAACAAATACGATGGGAACAATTTCAGCAGAACATATGGCTATGAGAGATATCTCTCAACATCTTTATGAACGAGCAGGTCATATTATCAAATTACATAAGAATCGTAAATTTCATCTCTATCATAGTTATGGATTTTGGGATACTAATGTACATATGGTAATATCTAAACTGTTTGTATCACCAAAGAGGTTAGCTTCTAAAGAAAACCGACGGCTTAATAGAGAATTAGGACTGTCAAACATTAACAAAGGAAAGAGAGGTAAATAATCCTCTCTCTCCGCCTTAACTGATAACTTATTATGGAACATCCTGTATGTGATACTTGTGGAGAACAACTTAATGCTATTGAATATAGAGCCAATAAAATGGTACAAGAACAGCGTAGTATAAAAGAGCTTATGTGTCTTGACTGTTCTCTCAAGAAAATTAAAAAGGATTCTGAAAATCCTAAATTTAACATTAACCTTAACTAATTAAACTTTTAAAATATGAGACAAACAAAGTTTACAAAAATAGGTCTGGGTAGAAAGATTAGAAAGATTGAGAAACATTTAAATCGTAAAAGTCATTCTACTAAAACCCTAATGTTCAAGAATGATAAACAAGCTACTGATAGGTTAGAGGAGCTAAAAGAGATGACACTATGAGAACAAGAGCTTCTGTAATCCAGATAGTAGTGTGTTATTTTCTTGTACTAGTTGCTATGGTAGTATTCCTAACTTCCTGTATTTCTACATCTGAAACTTCTTGTTATTTCTCTAATTGTAGAGAAACAAAGAATACAATGGAGGATATGGTAGAATGGATAGAGTGGGATATTCAAGAGGGTAGGATAGATAGTACATTAGGTAGTACCTATATTTACAATATTTCTGACCATTTGGTTAGATAGGGTTGGTGCACAAAGACCTCGTAACAGAAAACGCACCCAGGACATAGGACTCTTATGAGTTCTATGTTCTTTTAATCAATTAAATTAAATTAATTAAACTGATAATTATGAATCCAGAAAATGTAGAGCCCATTATTGCCGTGGCTCTTGAAAGTAAATACGGCAAAGAAAATGTAGAAAATTTAATGATGATTGTGAAATCTCATTCAAATCCGGAACTTGCTACTCAAGCTTTATTAGGAATATTAGAGATACCAGAGCTTCCAGAATATGCAATATCTAATCCACATACTAGTAATCATATAGTTAGAAATGCTCAATATGTTGTTGGAAAGATGATTTGTAAATTCAAATCTTATGAGGCTATGAACACAGAGCCAGTTGTATTTGAGTATATGTATGAAAGTTCTGGTATGTATTGGTATCCAAATGATGTACTGCCAACAGATGTTAATTATGATGGCAAGGGAGGAGAATACAGAAGAACGACTTTACCAGTGGAACAGCAAAAAGATGCTTATCTAGGGATAGCTCTTAGGAAATTTTTTGTAAAAGAGGGTAGATGTTCTGTAGAATCGTGGTTGAGTGCAACAGAGGCAAGTCCCGAGGAAATTCAAGGGCCAGTAACAATGAAAGACCTGTATGAGCAACAAAGGAATATACTTACTGAGTTTGATATGGAGTTATCAGACACAGGTACAGGAGTGTGGGTAAGACAATCTAAAAATTCTGAATATATAGACGATACCACTTCTATTTGTGGATTTTGTTGGGAGTTATTACCAGAAAAAACTCCAGAGTTGCAAGAATAGTAGTACTGCCTTTCATATTACAATAGTCCTATTTTTACTACATAGGACTATTGTAAGAGAGGAAATTCAGCGGAACTAGCGAAAACCTCATCTCTTGCTTCATAGTATACTGTGATGTAAGAGTGTAAGAGATGTTGTAGTAAACATACGGTCAGACGCTTGCAGATGCACGATTTTAAAGGAGGATATTATGTCCTCCTTTACCTAACCCTATTAATACACAATTACCTTTAGAGTTGAAATACTCACGGTAATAGGGATAAAACCAGCTTGACTGGTCACCAAATTTTGTGTAAATGGCTGCTTATGGTCATTAAGATAACTCTGGTAACAGAGAAAAGTAATCCTTTGGGGAGAGCGTTGGTATTTATACCAATCTATGTAAGCGAGTAGAATACTATTTCAATGGGGTAATCCTTGAGAGATAATGCCAGGTAGACTCTGGTATTGAGTGGGAAACCACAACAGGAAAATCTACAGGTTAAAATGCAATTAGGGTCACTAACCCTATAATGTTTTAATCATTGTGACAGGTGCGGTAACAGTATCTGAAAACAACATAGACTAGTAATCTATACTGGGTAGTGAGGTATTTTGTTCTCAAAAGGAACGGAACCTTCTCATTAGCACTACCTGGAGTAAGAGTCTCATTTAAAACTAGTAATTTACATTACTACAACAAATGTAAAAACAAGAGCAAGACTAATGACGGTTATGATGAAAAGTGCCTACACTGGATTGCCAGTTAGGGAGGGACCTCAAATCTCTCTCTATTGTAAGTATGTTTCTTTTGGGAGCCAACCCAT